CCCCACGTTGCCGCTGGCATCCTTATAAACCTGCCCCGAGCCAAGGTTCACCACGCCCGTGCCGCCCGTGAGCGTGCCAGTGTAGTTCAGGTCAGTCGCGTTGTTGACGATGCCCGTCGTGCCGTTAATCGTTACTGGCATATGTTTCCTTAAAGAACAACCCAGCGTGAGCCGGTAGGAATAGTAACTACAACACCACTGCCAACACTAATTGGCCCTGTTGACATTGCATTACGTCCAGAAGTCATTGAATAACTAGCGGTAACAGACTGACTATTCTCAATGAAGATTTCATCTGCACCACCACCTGTAGCTCCACCACCTACGCTACCCCAAGAAGTGCCATTGTAGACTTCAGGCTTACCTAGTGTGGTGTTAAATCGAAACCTACCAGTGACACCTGTGGGTCGTTCACCAGTAGTACCAGCAGGGGTGTTAATAGCCCCTGTAGCTGCTGTTTGATTGGTTGTAGTAACACCTAGGCTACTCTCTTTAACAAGTGGATGACCCCCTGCTAGAGTGCCATCATGCACTACTACCGTATCTTTAGTTGTATCGACAGTGATTTCACCTACAACACCCGTAAACGTAGAGTGTTCTGAAGTGGTTCCACGCCGAAGCTGTACCGCTGTACTCATACAATGCTCCCGTAATCAAGTGTAGCTGCCAGCTTGTCAACTGTTACAGCGTTATTAGTAATGTAAATTGTTCCCACCGTATCTAGCAAAGCTAAGTCTCCCAAGTCTTCTGGTTGTGTAGCACTGTCTGCCAAAACCCCTTGTGCTGCTGTAGCATAGTCTGTAGCGGCAGTTGTGGCTGCTGTACCCAAACCTAAGTTGGTACGTGCTGTAGGTTTATTAGGTAGGTCAGCTAAATTCTCTGCTTTAGCTAGGAATGTTGTACCCTCTGCGTAAGCATCTGCCCAGATAGTTCCAGTGTAAACCTTCATAAAACCAGACACACTATTGAAATAGAGTTGTCCAGCAACTAGAGGGTTGTTGTCGTTGTCTAGTAGGGGGTCTGCTATCTTAGCACCCAAATACCTATCATCAAAAGAGTCAAAGGCCAGCAATGTGGAGGCTAGCGCAGCTTCTGCTGCTAGCTGTGCATCAACTGCTAAATCTCTAGCTGTCTCTGCATTTACTTCTGCTAGTTCTGCATTTGTCTCTGCAAGTTCTGCTGCTATCTCACTAGCAGTGGCACTATCAGCACTAGCGTCTGCTGCTGTAGCACTTATAGCTGCTGCATCTGCACTTAGGTCAGCGGCTGTAGCTGACGCTAGGGCGGCTGCTGCGTATGTATCAGCTAATAATAATTCTGTTAAGTTGTTTGCAACATCTACAACGTCTGCAATGTTAGTACCTACTAACGCAACATTAACTATCTCATCTGCTACTAGTATAATTGAACTGGTAGTGGGGGTTGCTTCCCCTACGGCTGGGTCGGTGATGGCTCCGAAGTCATAAACAACCCCTTGCTCAAACGCCCCATTCAAATCTAAACCAACAAGTTCAACACTACCAATGTTATTGGCAACTGCAATGATTTCGGTAATTGCATTACCTGTATTCTCAATTGCATCAACATTATCGACTATAATTGCAATGTTGTTAGCAACTGTAACCACATCAGCAATGTTATCTGACACAATGCCAATCTCATCCAAGTAAGAGGTTACAATTGCAACTGCTGTGTCAACATAACTCTTAGTAACTGCGTCACTGCCATCTACCGGGGTTGGTAGGTTGATGATGCGCTTGCTGTTGGCATCTAGCGCGGCCCCTAGTGAGTTTGGAGTTGTACCATCTAAAGACAACGTATTGTCAAAGGCATCTTGAATGGCTTCAAAATTCGCATTGAGAGCATCAATCGAACCGTAGCGACTCCCAATTGTATTTAAAACCAGTTTCATTGTATACTTCCATGTGTTATTTAAAACAAGTATGGCTTAGAGGATTGACGCACCAAAACGTTACCTTTTGCTGTATCTATTTAAGGGGTTTTATAGGTGTTTGGCTACCACCCTACCAGCTACTCTATTTAAATGCCTCTAACCCCCCTTAAAATGCCTAGAAACGATGGTGGTGGGTGGGTGGGACAACCTCCATTCTTCATAAACTTAACTAATAACCAATTACTACCCCCTAAATAGCTAGTTTCCCTGACACATTAATTTTATGGAGATAATTTTACGCTGTATTGCAACATAAAACCAACCCCCCTACCCCCCTTATCGAGTAAACTGAAAGAATTATAGGAGCTGAGAACATTATATCTTTAGTATTACAGATTATTAGTAATAGGGGTATTGACATTTAGTTAAAAGTATGATACCCTATTATATATATATAGTTATATATACTATTATATATACTATTACTATATATAACTACTATATATACTATATAATATACTACTATACTAGTATACTATAATATATTATCTTATATATCTTTATATACTTATAGCCCCTAGTATATATATATTATACTGCTACTATTATAGTTATTAGTATATATATCAAGTAGTTACTAATATTGTTAGTATATTGATATATTCATCAATACTGATAATGTACAATAGTGTTACTAATATACAGACACTATTACGTACGTGTTACAAATCCCCTGAATAAATATACATGCGCGCCTACGTGCGAAGAGCAATATTCGTGCCAGCATACCCGACTGTTTAGGTCTGTCATTATTTGCTGTAAGGTTGGTGTAAGAATTGACAGATATATTCGGGGTGTTGATTAGTTGATCGGGACTGATCTTCAGTGACACTACATGTAGCGTTACTAATGACCTTACAGGTTGTAGGGTTGTAAGTTTCGTGTAAGGTTAGTGTAGATAATAGAGGCCAAGCAAGCGGCACAGTTACTGTGTTATGGCATACCAAAGCCCTTGTAGATCATTAAAAATTTATCGGTTTACGGGATAGAATACTTACATACAATAAGTACCCGTAAATCTCCAGTAAAATGCCAATGTATAGGTAAAAAGTCAGCCCGCTAGAGTTATTAGAATTAGCGGGTTTGCATACGGTAGAAACGTTATGCAGTAGGGTTTCCAACTGCGAATAAGTTACTTTCCTACATTGTCTGGCAAAACCTAGGGTTTTGAGATATTATTAATACTAGTAATATCTTTTAAACCTAGTAAATCAACTCAACTTGTAAGGGTACATTATGACATTCAATAGCCAACTTCGCTCCGCTCTTTCCTCCGCTAAAGAGGGTAAGGATATCAGCCGCCAAGCCGGTGAGGGTGTATGGGCTAACTATGTTCGCTCAACCTGCTATCCTGATACACCTAGTAATGTAGAGCAACTCGATGCACGGAATAAGGCTCTGATTGTAGAACTTGACGCCATCAAGGAATTGTCCAAAGAAGAAAAGAACTCGCTGCGCTCTGCTAAATCTGTGATTGCAAAGGCCATTACTAATAACATCGGAGTGTGGCAACTTGACGAATCAGGGTACATTGTGAAAGAAGATGGTCAGCCAATGCCTAAGGGTAAGAGCGAATTGTCCGATACAAAATCAGACTTCGATCGTATGCTCGGGTTCATTGATGCAGCTAGTAAGAAGTATGAGAGCGATACCTGCGAGCCGTTCACTACAGAAGAATTGAACACACTAAGCGACAGGTATGCTGCGCTGGCCTATGCTATGATCGAGGCTGCTAAACAATGAGGGGCAGGGCTTCGGCCCTGTTACTAGTAACATAAAGGAATTGTATGACATATGCAGATGCTCAGGAATTGTTTACCGAATTGTATGGGGTTGTGAAGATTGGTAACTTAACGTTTGATAGTGGGGTTATAGTTGCAGAGCTTGACCCTGTAGCGTTTCAAGAATTTAAAAATGACGTAGAAGACAATGAAGGGGAGGAATAATGGACTATGTTTTTCATTCTGATAGCGGTCATGGTTGGTTGCAAGTGGGTATGGACGAAATTCGTATGCTCAACTTGAGGAAAGTTATTAGTAACTATTCATATAAGGTTGGTAACAAAGTATATCTTGAGGAAGATTGTGACGCATCAGTATTTATTAATGCTATGGAAAACATGGGATATAAACTGACGTATAAGCATGTCGATTATGAGGGTGATTGTTTCATCCGTAATTTAAACCGCTACGAATAATGAGGTCTGTCATCAATGGATTATGTTGCAATAAGTGTATTACTAGTAACTGTAGTTTACGTTATCTGTCTGCTATGGAGCTTATATGAGGATAAATAGTCGTTATATTGAATTTGAAGACGATAAAGATATTGAAGATACTCTAAATGCAGTGGTTAATAATCTACCTAAGAAGATAGATGCCACTGTGGAATCATGGCTCGATAATGAATTCAATAGAATATTCGTTACGTATGCATACCCTGATGTTACTAATATGCAATAGGAATAACATGGATAAAATACCTGTCTGGCCTTTCCCTGCTAAACTACCAACAAAGGATGACAATGAAATACCTAGACGTAGTTAACTTTGAATCGTATGTTGCCGGTTGTGCTGGCAATAGCGGAGTATCTGTATCATGGGATAGCCCAGATAGTACGCCACGTACAGATGGTAAGCGTATGTGGCTTCCTGCTATTACTAGTAGCACTAGTGCAGAGTGGATGACACGCATCCGTTATTTCGTTAAGCACGAGACAAGCCACGTAGTGCATAGCGACTTCGACTATCTCAATAAGGTGCGGCCTACTGGTATCCTAGCACTGGTAAACAATCTTATTGAAGATCACCGCATCGATTATCTTAATGATATGGACTATAGCGGCGACATTGTTATTAGTAATAACTTTTGGGAGTTGTATACTAGCGACATTCAAAAGCGTATTGATTCTAAGGATGAAGAACTATCTAAAGAACAACTGCTGTTACTACCTGTATTCGTATGGGATAGTAGTATTCGCAATTGGATTCCTAATGCAGCCGAAACATGCGCTGCTATGCGTACTAGCCTAGATGCAGATGGACTAGTGCGCCTAGATAAACTCGACAAGTATATCAGCGAGTTACTAGTAATTCGTGAGAGTGGCGATGCTGCTGCTGTTATGGACTTAGCTGAGCGTATCATCAAAGACTTGTATGACGCTAACCCTGAAGACTATAAGGGTAAGGCTAAGGCAGAAGGTGGTAAGGGTAAGGCTAAAGACGGTGAGGGTACGGATAAATCCGATGCCGATGGTCTGTCATCAGATGCAGTTGACCGATTAATTAGTTGTGAGAAGTTGATTGGTGCTATTGGTCACGAGCATATGCCTAGCCGCACTGGTGTTCACTTGATTCCTAGTAAGAGTAAGGGCGGCGGATATGTGTTGCCTAAATCTACTGATTATGTAATCGTTAGATTCCCTGAGCTACATAAAGAAGTTATGGGTCGTGGTACTAGTTACACTAACAAGCACCTGATCGAGAACTACATTACTAATAATGGTAAGCCTATGGCTAACAAGTTGCGTATTAAGTTACAGACTGCTAGTAAGGATAGGTATGAGTATGGCTTGAAACGTGGTAAGTTGCACAATGGTAGCTTGCACAGAGTGTTGCAGGGTGATGTGCCTAGTGCTAGCCGTGTGTTCAGGCAGCGTAAGGTTAGCGATACACTTGACACGGCAGTTAGTTTGCTGGTAGACTGTAGTGGCAGCATGTCAGGTACTAAGTTTGAAATGGCATGTGCTGGTGCTGGTGCGTTAGCTGAAGCACTGCGCCCCCTAAACATTAGCTTCAACGTGCTAGGGTTCACTAATACATCAACTACTAAGGAAGACCCTATTATCTGGGTGTTCAATGATTTTGGTGAGCGTATCCCAACTGCTACGCTAGTTGATAGGTTCTATCGTGCTAGTAGTTGCCTATGGGAAAATAGTGATGGTGATGGTATTGCGTACGCTGCTCATACACTGAGCAAACGCAAAGAACATCGGAAGGTGTTACTAGTATTGTCTGATGGTAGCCCTCAAGGTAGGGGCTGGGCTGGTGACATTGAAGAGTACACTAAGCTAGTAGTTAAGGATGTAGAAGCTAGTGGTATTGATGTGTATGGTATTGGTATACAAGATACTAATGTAACTAGATACTATAAAAAGAATGTTGTAGTTAACAACTTAGATAAGTTATCCCCGACAATATTGTCGATAATCGAACGGAGTATTTAATATGGCTATTATTGCTGATGATAAAGTTGCTAAGGCTATCGCTGCTCACTTGGGTAAGGCGACTGTAGCACCTGCTGCTGCTGTGGTTACAACTGCTGTCACTGTGCCTAAAGACATTGTGCTTAAAGACAATCAGGTATTGTTTAGTAGTGTGTTCGGTTACAAGCCTAACTTCGGTGACTTCGGTATCACTGTTGCTAGTATGCCTACTGATGGTGCTATTGCTCGACTAGTACCTAAAGCAGATGCTGACTACGTTATCCAGAAGAATGAGGCAGCATTACTAGTAGCAGGTATGGAAGACGGTGACAAGACACTTATCACTGGCCCTACTGGTAGCGGTAAGTCTTCACTGGTTAAGTATGTGTGTGCTAAACTTAATCGTCCATTCATCCGTATCAATATGTCAGGTGACGTAGAGAGTGCTAGCCTGTTCGGTACACTGGTAGTACGAGGTGGTGCTACTGTATGGGAAGATGGCGCTGTCACTGAGGCTGTTAAGTATGGCGCTGTATGTCTGGTAGATGAGTGGGAGTTGATGCCTTCAGAGATTGCTATGGGTATGCAGAACCTGTTGGAAGAAGATGGTTACCTATACCTCAAGGAAAAACCCGGAACGTCTGATGATCGTACAATGATTCCTGCTGATGGTTTCCGTCTGGTGTTTGCTGGTAACACTGTAGGTCAGGGTGACACTACTGGTGCATTCAGTGGTGTAGGTGTGCAGAATACGGCCACTATTGACCGATTCACTAATACGCTGCGACTTAGCTACCTGACACAAGAACACGAGATGAACATCATTACTAGTAAGAGTGATGTTACTAAGGCAGTAGCTACGAATATGGTTAGGTTCGCTAACCTCATCCGTGCATCATATGAGCAGGGTAAGATGGGCCTCACTATGTCGCCACGTACCCTTATCAACTGGTCACGTAAGTGCAGCCGGTATGACGTGCAGTATGCCTTGCAAGTGTCATTCACTGAGAAGCTCAACCCTGATGACGCTAAGACAGCACAAGAGTTTTACACTAAGGTGTTTGCCTAAGTGTGCAAGCAGGACATTAGTGCGTTTGTGTACGATAAACGTGGGAGGTTACTGGCAACTGGTCAGAACTCCTACGTTAAGACGCATCCACTGATGGCAAAGACAGCACTATCAATGGGTGAGCCACACAAGATATACCTACATGCGGAGGTGGCAGCATTGGTTAAATGTGATTGGAGTAAGGCATATAGAATACTAGTAACACGTTATGGTAAAGATGGTAGGCCACTGCTCGCAAAGCCGTGCAAGGTCTGTCATCAAGTTATATCCATGACTTCAATTAAGGTTATAGAATATACATGACTACTTATTATGGTAGAGATGCACTTCGTGTGCTTACTAGTAACGCTAGCGACTATGAGGAAATCGCTGAAGGCGGTCAGATGAAATACAACCATACTGATTGCCCTATGGGTATTGACACTAAGCGTAGGTTGTATGTTAAGAATGTAGATGGTGCTTACCTATGGCATTGCCACAATTGCTCAGACAGTGGCTACTACAGGCCAGTAGAGAGCTTGGGCAAGATAAAAGAAGATAAAGATAGTGTACACAAACTAATAGAAAGACATGACTACTACTTTCAGGTGAGTAGAATGGCCCACCAAAACTACGAGCAGTTTGATTTACGTGGGCAGATGTGGCTTAACGACTACGACTTTGATGAACAGTTGTGCAACGAGTACGGTATTGTAGAAGAGCTTGACGGTGTTGTGCTACCTGTGTGGAATCAAAATAAGGTGTGCGGATACCAGAAAAGACGTTACGACCGAAATCCCAAGTACATGACGTATACGAACAACGGTTGTTCCTACCTCAAAGGTGACCCTAAGAAACCACTGGTAATTGTAGAAGACTTGTTAAGCAGCTATAAGTTACATAGTGTGGGGTACAGTACTCTATGCCTACTTGGGACTAAGTTAGACCTAAACATTCTACTGGCTTTGAAAGTTGACAAGATAGATAGGGCTGTGTTATGGTTAGACTCAGACCCAGCAGGGCACGCTGGCACAATGAAGATATACAAAGAAATATCACCAGTAGTAAATCATGTTACTAGTATTCACATGCAGCAGCCTAAAGAAATTCCGCTAAAAGAATTAGCATCAATGGATATGTAAACAAAGGAAATAAATTGTCTTATGATATTGATTTGTTAGTTGTAGTGTATGATAAAGATACATACAACAGATTTAAAGAGCATGTAAAGAAGCATACAGTGTCTTCAATTACATTGGATTTGTTCACTGTTATGGGAGAGTATTGGGACAACTACCCTGAGCGTACACGAGTAGACTTTAATGAATTCAAAACCTTCTACTACATTGTACGAGGTAAGAAGATTAAAGACCCTGCACTGTATGAGATGGCATTCGATAACCTGCATGATGCGTTAGACAAACCTAGGGCTATTGCTAAGGACATTCTAGCCAAACTAATTGAGACAGATTACGCCACTAAGATTTATGATGTGTGCCTTAAGATAGGTACAGGGCACGGCGGTGACCTTACTAGTATTGAGCCTATGCTCAAGGACTACAAGAAAGAGATTGGTGCTAGCGTAGAAAAGACTGATGTGTTTGTAACACCTAGCCTATCCTACCTGAGCAGCACAGTTGCAAGTGGTGGCCTTAAGTGGCGACTGAAAGAGTTGAACGTATCACTAGGCCCATTACGTAAGGGTGACTTCGTTATCGTGGCAGCTAGGCCAGAGACAGGTAAGACTACGTTCACAGCTAGCGAGGCTAGTTACATGATGACTCAGCTTATGCCTGATGAGCATGTGATTTGGATTAACAATGAGGAAGCCAGTAACAAGGTTATGATGCGTGTGATTCAAGCATTCAACGGCGTTACAACAGGTGACCTAATGGCAGAGCCTGAGATGTATGAAGAAAAGTTTATTAGTAATGGTGGTGCTAGGTTTCTTGTACTCGATGACGATAGTGGTATCAAGAGTGTTAACAAAATCTCCACACTATTTGCTGAATTCAAGCCGGGACTCATTATCTTTGACCAACTAGATAAGGTACACGGTTTCAGTAATGAATCTAGAGATGACCTACGTATCGGTAAGTTGTACGAGTGGGCACGAGATATGGCTAAAGACTATTGCCCCGTGATTGCCATTAGCCAAGTAGACGGTACAGGTGAGGGTGAGAAATGGATTCAGATGAATCAACTACGAGGGAGCAAGACAGACAAGATTGGTGAGGCTGATGCCATCATTACAATCGGTAAGAGTAACGAGCCAGCTATGGATTTGCAACGCTACATCCACGTACCTAAGAACAAGTTGTTCGGTGGTGATGAGACACTAGAGGCGCATCGACATGGTTGTTTTGAGGTAGAGATTGAACCATCAAAAGCAAGGTACACAAGCAAATGGAAGACACGATAAAAGAACCCCGTATTGGTGATGTATTGTGGAGTGCTGATGGTAAGTATGGTAAAATAATTGTCGGTGTTGCCGGAGACTCTAAGGTTTATGATTATACATTGTTCAATGACTTTACAATGTGGGCCGGTTATTCACCAGCAAGTATAATGACTAACACAAAAGGTTTTGTATACTTGTTCAACCTTCAAGACTTGATTAAGGATTGCATCAATGAACCTAGTAATTGATCTAGAGACTTCTATTAAGTGCCCCGTAGGTAACAGCAAGGCTAACCCTATGTGGCACGGTAATAACATTGTTGCTTCTGGTTGGAAGATTGATACTAGTAATGTTCAGACAATGTATGTTAAGACAGGTGTCTCACCTAGCTACCTTAAGGCTATCTGCGACAAGGCTACGCTAGTCATCGGACATAACATTAAGTTTGATCTACTATACTTGTACAGGAATACAATGACTAAGTTGCCTCGGGTGTGGTGTACTCAGCTTGCAGCCTACATTCTTTCTGGTCAGCGCCACATGTACGCCAGCTTAGATGAGTTGACAATGGAGTATGTTGGCGCACATGCCATTAAAGATGACAAGATTAAAAACTATTGGAAGAGTGGTGTTGACACTGAAGACATTCCAGAGGGTGAACTCGTTCCCTATTTGGAAGCAGACGTAGAGAACACAGCAGCTATTTTCAATGCTCAGTTTAATGAGTGTGTAGAGTTGGATATCTTACCGCTAATGTTTACTCAGATGGATGCACTGCGTGCCACTATCCAGATGAATTTAAACGGTATGAAGATTGACAAGACGTATGTAGATGAACAGCGTATCTATTACGGCAATGTGCTTTCATTAGCACAGTCTGAAGCACGAGACATTGCACCTGACTTAGATACAGCTAGCCCTAAGCAACTGTCTTTGTATTATTTCGGTGGTACTTCTAAGGAGATGGTTAGGGAGAGTGTTGGCTTCTACAAGAATGGTAAGGAGAAATCTAAACTCATCGAACACACTGTTGTACATGACCAGAGATACGCACCTATTGGTGAGGTTGGTAAGAACGGCTATTACAGCGTAGACGATGCAGTGTTGCAGCACCTATCCAAAGCAGGAGATAGGTTAGCAGATGCGTTACTAGTAATCAGAGAGACTACTAAGATTAAGGAAACCTATTACGAGGGATTGAACACACTGCTATTCCCTAAAGATGTTATCTATCCTAACCTTAATCACTGCGCTACGAAGACGGGGAGACTGTCATCAACCAATCCCAACTTGCAGAATCAAACTGATACGGGTGATGTTAAGCGGTCTTATGTTAGCCGTTACGGTGGCGGTGGTGTTATTATGGAGCTTGACTACTCACAGCTTGAGATGGTTGCATTAGCCTACCTAGCTAACGACAAACAACTGATTGATGATATCAATGCTGGTCGTGATATGCACAGGGAACTTTACAAAGGAATGTATGGTCGGTATCCAACTGACAAAGAACGGAAGCCCTTTAAGCGATACAGCTTTCTACTCGTTTACGGAGGTGGAGCAACTACACTTATGGCGCAAAGTGGTTGTGATCGAGCAACAGCTACGAAATTCATTAAAACATTCTACACACGATACAAAGGAGTTAAGACCTACCATGAAGAAATAGTTAAGAAAGCTAACGACAGTGCGGTGGTATCTTATGACCCAGATAAGAGTGGGCCTCAGTACACCTACTACCATAACAGCCCCACAGGGCGACACTACTTGTTCAACAAATATCCCAACGAATACAAAGGTGACCTATCTTTTAGCCCCACAGAACTTAAGAACTGGCCCATTCAAGGGTTTGCTACAGGCGATGTTGTACCTATGATGGTGGGTATTCTTCTACGTAAATTAGAAGAGGCTAACCTATCTTCTAGTGCATTACTAGTAATGACGGTGCATGATAGCGTAGTGCTTGACGTACCTAATGATTTAGTATATGATACGGCTGCTTTAGCAAAGAAGACATTGGAAGATGCACCAATGTATATGAAACAATACTTCGGTATTGATTTCCCATGTAAACTAGGTGTCGGCGTAGAGGTCGGCACTAATTGGCAAGATAAAACTGAATATTCATTCTAAGGAAACTATGAGCTACATTATTGAAAACATCACGAACAAAGAAGTTAACACTAAGTTTGGCCCTAAGCCAGCTTACACCATTGTGTGTGGCGGTGAACGATACAGCTACGGCTTTAAGAAGCCTATGTTCAACATCGGTGATACGATTGACTTTCAATTCACTGAGAACACATACGGTAAGAACGTTGACCTAACCTCTGTTCAGATGGTTACTAAGGGTACTGGTGTACCTACCTCTACCACTGCTACAGCAGCGCCCTCTAAGGCCCCTTACAGCCCTCCTAGCAAGGTGTTTCCTATCCCTGCCTTACACGGTGATCGTGCCATTGTTCGACAGAATAGTATTACCAACGCTACTAAGGCAGTGTGTGACTACGGTGGCGCACCTGAAGTTACACTAACTGAGTATGCTCAAATGATTATCGAAACAGCACGTATGTTTGAAGCCTATTCATGCGGTGACTTAGATGCCCTAGCTGCTGAAGCTATCATGATGGACAAAGCATAACCAATGAAATCAATCCACACACTAGTGGATGACATTTACAGTGTGGTTGCGGGGGGCTTGCCTCCTGCTACTAGTAACAACAATGTAACTGTTAGCTACGACAAATGGTTTAAGCCACGAGGGTTTGAGCGTGATAAGAATGTGTTATACTTCAGTGAAGTAGGCGCACAGTGTTTTCGTAGTCTTTGGTACAAGTACAACAAGCCTGAGCTAGCACAGAAACCAGATGGTAACTTGCTACTCAAATTCTTTTATGGAGATATTCTAGAAGAGTTGGTATTGAATGTAGCTGAAGATGCAGGGCATACAGTTGAGAAGAAGCAAGAGCGAGTAATCTACGACATTGGTAATGGTTGGGTTGTTAGGGGTCGCATTGACGCAGTGATTGATGGTGTTATGGTAGACGTTAAAAGCACCACTAAGTTTGGTGTTGAGAAGTTTAAGAATGGATTACAAGATGACCCCTTTGGATATTACCAACAGTTAAATGGATATGCTTCTGCTCTTAATTATGATAGCGCTGGCTTTCTCACTATACAAAAAGAGCTAGGACACGTAGCTTATTTCCCAATTACGGTAGATAAGAGTATGTTCCAGATGCAAGCTGTAAGTGCTGTAGATGCTGTAACCTCCGACATTACTAGTATTCCACGGCTAGACCCCGTACCTGCTAGTAAGACCAGTAAGAATAAGAAGCTATGCACTGCTTGTTCCTATTGTAGCTTTAAGAAAGAGTGCTTCCCTGAGTTGCGTACATTTATGTACTCTTCTGGCCCTGAGTTTTTAGTTGAAGTTGTTGACACACCACGAGTAATGGAGATAGTATGAAATATAATTCCCGCGCATTCCTGAACAAAACATCTGGCCTTGCAGCCATTGAAGTCTCTGTTGATACGAGCCACACTTATGTAGAAGCTAATATAGCCCTTAGTGATTGCAATAAGACGGTTAACATTGACCTCAGTAGCAGCAACAAAGTATCGTTTAAAGCTAAACTAGACAAGCTAGGTAAACTCATTAACGAACTCACCTCACTAGAGACTGTTCTAAAAGATTTACAATCCTCACCTGAGTTTTCTAAATACTTTAAATGAGGATACTAGTAATCCCTGATTGCCAAGTAAAGGAGGGTGTTCCACTGGAACATCTTTCTTGGGCAGGTAAGGCTATCTGTGAGTACCGCCCTGATGTTGTAGTAAACATTGGGGACTTTGCAGATATGCCTAGTCTTTCTACACATGATGTTAAGGGTAGTAAATACTTTGAAGGTTTGCGCTATAAGAAGGATGTTGACGTAGTTAAGAGTGCTATGCAGCTTATGCTGAAGCCTCTACGTGAACTACAGACAAAGCAGAAGCTGAACAAAGATAAGGTGTACAAGCCCCGTATGGTTATGCTGCTAGGTAACCATGAGAATCGTATTGACCGTGCAATTAATAACAACCCTACACTAGAGGGTTTAATCTCAACAAAGGATTTGGATTATGCAAAAGATTGGGAAGTGCATGAGTTTCTTAGACCTGTTTTCATTAGTGGTGTTGGGTTCAATCATTACTGGCCTGTTGGTGCTATGGGTAGGCCCGCCAGTAGTAGCGGTGCTATTCTCAGTAAGTTGCATATGTCTTGTATTGCAGGTCATCAGCAAGGTAAACAAGTAGCCTACGGTAAACGTGCAGATGGTAAACCAATCTGTGCTATAATCGCAGGTAGTTACTATCTACATGACGAGAGTTATATGGATCAGCTTTCCAATAAACATTGGCGAGGGTTACTAGTAATGAACGAAGTGGAAGATGGTCACTTTGATGAGATGTTCCTAAGCATCGAGTACTTGGGAAGAAAATATGACAACTGATATTTTTGCAGTGTCTGCACACTATGACAAACAAGTAGTATCTATTGCGTTTGGAGATGACGAATGTCCAATTCACATTGTCTATATTACACGAGACAATGCTGCGTATTTAGCTGAAGTATTAGCAGACTACGCCAAACAACTTCTTCTTACAGAAGATGAATTCTGGGGAGAAGATGAATGAACTATAATGATAAGCTATTTGCAGTTAAGCAGTTTGTAGAAGAGAACTTTGATGACCCTGTAGAGTTGACAATAGCATTGGGCCTATCTATTGAAGACTTTATTAATCTATTACCAGACGTACTAGTAGCTAACTACAATAAGTTTTATATTACAGATGACAACACAGAAGAAGACACAATTGAAGAAGACGAAATCCACTATCGACTTGGAGATGAGTGGGAAGAAGCGTAAGAAGGAAGTGCTTAGTGTGGAGCAGAACAAAGATTGGCAACGAGACTTAACAGATTATCAAAAGGAGGCAGATGATGCTTATCGAACTGAGTGACGAGATGGTTGAATCGGTTGTAGTGGCTGAACTTAAATGGGCATTTGAACATTCGTTTAACAACTATGATGAAGGTGGAGTTGCTGCCGATAACGTTGACTTACGAGATTCACTACGAGATGTTATCCTATACTTCATGCCGTACACAGCAGCCCTAGCCTACTTAAAGGAAGCAGAGGAAAAGTATGGACATTAAGCATGTATGGACTACACCTAATGCAGAAGAGTTGGTAGCCTACATTGCACGAGTTAGCAACCCTGATAATCAAGATAACAAAGCTACAGCAGCAAAGCTAATCAAGTATTTAATTACTAATAAGCACTGGTCGCCATTAGATATGGTTGATACTTGTATTGAAATTACGACAACCCGCGACATTGCGCGACAAATATTGCGACACCGTAGTTTCTTCTTTCAAGAGTTTAGTCAACGCTATGCAGTTGTAGACAACTTCCGCTTAGGTGAAGCACGTATGCAAGATGCAAAGAATAGACAGAACAGCTTAGAGACAGCAGATAAAGAGTTGGCTGGCTGGTGGTCAGGTGTACAGCAGCGTGTTGTTGACGATGCTAACTTTGTGTATAAGCAAGCGTTAGAACGAGGTGTAGCTAAGGAGGTAGCCCGTAAGGTGTTACCAGAAGGATTGACAATGAGTAAGATGTACATGAAAGGTACACTACGTAGTTGGCTACACTACATTGACGTACGTACAGATAGGGCTACTCAGAAGGAACACCGACTAGTAGCTGAGAAGTGTAAAGAAATCATTATTAGTAACTACCCATCCATTAGTGAAATCTATGCAAGTACCTAAAGACGAAGCACTGAAGAGGTCGCTTGAACAGCTTGAGTTTTTTGACCGAAGTT